ATATCTGAACTCAAGGCTGCTTGGGATGCTGATTTGTTAGGTGACAGTCCATACGCATAAGGAGTAAAGCATGGCTTTAACTAAAGTACAAGCAGAAGGTGTAAACTTAGCAGATACATTTGCATTTACTGGAACTGTAACTGGTGCTGGTTCTATGTTTAAGTTATATGACCAATCAGCTACTGACGTAGCTAGTGTTACTGTTGACAGTACAATAATAAACTCTACTTATGATAACTACTATATAATATTTGATGCAGTTGGAGCAACAGATGCTCAATATTTGACTTCAAGAGTACTAGTCGGTGGTATTGTTCAATCTGGGTCAAGCTATTATGGCTATGAAACACAAAGAGTCGGTGGCTCATATGGTGGAGCAAACGAAAACACATCACCTTACTTTGCTTTTTTTAGTAGTGCATACTTAGGAAATGCAACTGGCGAAGGTTTACAAGGTTGGGCAATATTACAAAATGTAAATAGCACAGTTAGACCTTGTTCTATAACTGGGTTATCAACTTTTTACTACACTGATGCCGCACCAAATCATTCAACCTTTGGTGGTAGTGTAACTATTGCAAACAGAACTAGCGTAGTTAATGGAATACAATTTTTTATGGATTCTGGAAATATTGCACAAGCAAACTTTAAAATATATGGAATTAAATAGGAAATAAAATGCCAAGATTTAAAATACTAAACGAAAAAAGGATACAGTTTACAGCCGATGAAGAAACAGCAAGAGATGCTGAAGAAAAAGCATTGCTAGATGCAGCACCTACTAGACGTATGGCAGAACTAAGAAGACAAAGAAATACACTTTTAGCTGAAACAGATTATATGGCATTATCTGATGTAACAATGAGTGATGCTTGGGCAACATACAGACAAGCTCTAAGAGATATTACAACACAAACACCTAGTGATGATGAACTTAGTAACATTACGTTCCCAACGAAACCAACGGAGTAACAGATGGCATACATAGGTAAATCTCCACAGAACGGAGTAAGAAACAGATTCCAATACCAAGCAAGTGCAGGTCAGACTAGCTTCAGTGGCTCTGATGCAAACGCACTGACACTTACCTACACAGATAGCTTGTACATGGATGTGTATCAGAATGGTATCTTGCTTGTTCCGGGAGATGACTACACTGCAACTACAGGTACAACTGTCGTACTCGTACAAGCTGCTAGTTTAAATGACATCATTGAGATGGTTGTGTATGATGTGTTCTCAGTTAATGAGACTTACACTAAGACTGAAGCAGATAACAGATACCCATTCAAGGGTAACAACTCAATCATCAGATTAAATGGACAGACAATCAGTGCAGACATTACAATAGACAGTGATGAGAATGGCGTTAGTGCAGGTCCTATAACACAGGACAATGCAACAGTTACTGTTAATGGATATTGGAGTATAGTATGACAAGTCAATTAAATGTAGACACCATTGTAGATAAAGCAGGGTCAGGTGGTACCAATGTAAAGATAGGTAATACGTCTGTTACTGTATCTGAAGGTGGTAGTTCTACAACAAGAACTGTGCAAGGGCTAACTAAACAATGGACAAGTTATAATCAAGAAACTCCAGAAGTATATAATAGTTTTAATTTAAGCTCCATGACTGATAGAACAACAGGTAAAACTCAACATACCTTTATTAGTGTTATGACAGGTCAAAGGTTATATTGTGTAGCAGGTATCGCTTTAGATGAAGGAGAATCTCAAGCAAGTATGGATGGATGTGATGATGATTTTACTTCTTCATCTGTGTATGAAGTTAATACTATGGAAAACGGAAGTAATACAGCAAGAGATTGCGACCATGGCTACACACAAGTAGTAGGAGACCTCGCATAATGGCAAGTGAACTTAAAGTAGATAAATTTACAGGTGTAACCACAGCAGGTTCTATACTTGTTACAGGTGAAGGCAATAGTACAACAACTAATCTGCAACAAGGGTTATCAAAACTATTTGTTAAATTTCAAGGTGACAATGCCTCTGTAAATGACAGTTTTAATGTTAGTTCTGTTGATGATGATGCTACAGGGTATAATGGTGTAAATTTTACTAACAACATGGCTGCAATTCATTATGCAACTCATTCTACCACAGCACATAATTATGGCATATCAAATGATGGTGTGTCTAGTGCAGTTGCATCTAGTGATGGTGAAGCAGGTATGACAACATCTTCAGTTCAGCTAAGTCATTTGCAATCAGGTGGTAGTAATGGTGACCCAACTGCTGTTCATGTTACAATAGATGGAGACCTCGCATAATGGCTAGTATATTAAGAGTAAACACATTAACAGATGCAAGTAGTGGTAATAGTATTGCTACGAGTGTGTTGCATAATGGCATAACAAGAACTTGGGCATCATTTGATGGCACAGCAGCAGGTGCAACTATTGGAGATAGTTTTAATGTAAGCTCTAGTGATGATGATGGTACAGGAGATTATGGCATTAACTTTACTTCTAATTTTAACAATGCTGATTACAGTTCTACTTTTGGAGATGGAGAAGGTACTGCCTCATCAGGGCTAAGATTTTTAATGGATGCAGGAAGCACAACATCTTCTCAGGAAATATATGGCAGAAATGTAAGTAACTCTGCTCAAGATTGTGCCGCAGCATCTTTAAATTGTAATGGAGACCCAGCATGACCAAAGCAGCAGAATTAGCAAAGATGGGTGAAGTCCTAACCAATAGTCAGATTGGTGGGCGAAGGAATATTATCATCAATGGTTCACAAATTGTTGCCCAAAGGGGAGAACTAACAGGATGTACAGTTAGCCAATATATAACCTGTGATAGATTTTTATTAGATATAAGTAGTTTGGGTACTTGGACTACGTCACAATCAACTGATGTTCCTAGTGGTCAAGGATTTGCAAACTCTTTAAAGTTAGATTGCACTACAGCAGATGCTTCTCCTTCTGCTGGTGATTTTATGATATTAAATCAAAGAATTGAAGGATACAATCTACAAGCACTAGCAAAAGGAAGCTCATCAGCAAATCCTATGACTTTATCCTTTTGGGTAAAATCAACTAAAACAGGTACTTATGTTGTTGAAATGTATGACAATGACAATACAAGAACATTCTCAAAGGCTTACACAATTTCATCTGCTGATACTTGGGAAAAGAAAACACTAACTTATGATGGTGACACAACAGGTACTTTTGATAATGACAATAATACTTCTTTGCAAATATTTATGTGGTTAGGTGCAGGAAGTAACTATACAAGTGGCACTATATCTGAAGCATGGGGGTCAAGAACATTGGCAAATGCTGCGGCAGGACAAGTAAATATAGCAGATAGTACAGACAACAATTTTTATATTACTGGAGTCCAACTAGAAGTAGGCGAACAAGCCACACCATTTGAGCATAGGTCATATGGGGAAGAACTAGCTTTGTGTGAGAGATACTTTGTTGAATGTTTTTCTGGAGATAGTGTTTATGAAAGTGGTAGTGGAACTGGTTGGGCATTTTCTACTACTGGTACAGTTTCGTACAGACCTTTCCGAGTTCAAATGAGAGCAAAGCCAACTGTTTCTTGGTCAGGTAGTGGCACTATTCATGTTTCAGATGATATATCTGCCTCAAGTAATGTTACAAATATAGTAACAAACACAGGGGTTACTTCAAGAGACTTTATGTATATGGAAACTACATCAAGTGGTCTAACGCAATACAGAACTTATCACATAAGAGCAAATAACACTACAACAAATGCAAGTTTAAGAATTGATGCTGAATTATAGAGGTTAATATGAATATTACACAAGTTCAATATGAAAAAAGTCAAGCTAACAATCCTAATAATGATAATACAAGTATTAAACTTGTAGCAGATGGTATGACTCATTCTGTACCACTAGACCCTGACAACAGACACTACCAAGCAATCCTTGAATGGGTAGCTGAAGGCAACACAATAGAGGATGCTGATTGAATATGAAGATGCAAATGAAGCCTGAACTCCAAGTACAAATGGAACTAGATGCTCACGAGAAAGAGTGTGCCATCAGATACCAAATGGTCAATGATAAGCTATGTACCTTAGACAAAAGAATGTGGCGAATAGAAGCTATGTCTATGGTGGGTACACTTGGTGTGGTAGCTTTGGTTGTCGCAATAGTGATGAAATAATAGGAATATAAAGTATGGCAATGTTTAAAGGCTTTAAGCCACAAGGATTACAGAAGATAGCCACACGTATGGGTTATGCAGGTAGCATGGAAAACTTTGATGAGTACTTAAAGCAGAACCCTGACAAAGAACGTGAGATGATTGTGTATAGAGCTAGA